CGTTCCAACGTGTAGTAATAGAAGGCTTGCCATTAATCACTTTGTACTCTGGATTAAGTGTGTTAATACCCATATGTTTATAAATCTGACCAGTGAGTGCTTCTACTTTTGCTTGGTTCTCGTCTGGGTAATGTTTTACGTAGAATTCATTTCCATCTGGATCTTTATGAACACCGCCTTTGTTTGAACCGTATTGCGTTCCTGGCACTCTTACTAATTCTTCTTTAAAAAACTGTTTAAAACTAATCATGGCAAGCCTTTCTTTTTATGATTGATTTAATTATTTATCAATAAACTCATTCATCATTGGGAAGATTTCAGTAATGGCTTTACCAATCTCAACAGCGATCTGCATGTGTTCTTTCTGAGTTCCATTACCAGAACGAAGCTCAACATAATGAATCCAAGAACGGATACTTCCTTGCATATAAAGGCGAGAAACAGTATTACCTTCTGGTAGAACTACACGAGCTTGCTCTTTAGCGATACCATGTTTTAACGCCCAATCGTATGCCTTTTTGGAAAGATCAATCACGCTTTGTTGCGCTGCAGCCCATTGATGCTGTAATTCTTCATCATCTATTTCAATAGAGTCTTGACGATTTGTTGGGTGTTGCATACGAGCTTCACGAATTACGAATGATTCCCCAATAGCATCAATTTCTTTATAACGTTGGCTAAATTCTTGAAACGAGAAAGAACGGTGACGCAACATTTGACGAGCGATATCGCGAGTAGTTTCAACTTCCATAGTAGCCGACACCATTTCCATCGGACTCCAGTGCTTATTCGCAATAAGGTATTTTAACAACCTTTCCGAATTCTCAAAATTGGTTTGAAACTGAGGATTAGAAACCTTTGCGCAATAAGCAATGATATCTTGGATATCTTCAAGTCCAATAATACGATCTTTAATGGGTTGCGAACAGGCGAATAATTTAACTTTCATACTTTACTCCATTTTGTTAGCGCCAGCTTTGCTGACAAATCACGATAGGTGTGATGATCAATGATATGCTTAATGAAATCTGGCGTCATACCCGCAAGAACCATATCATTGATATCTTTATGTTGTAGATTCTCGGGCCAGATACAAACTCGATAACCGTTGTATATTGCCTTCTCGATCTTCCCAACAGTTTCTCTTGACCTTGGTTCATTATCGTAAACTAGAACCATAGTATCGCGATCAAACTGTTTACCAGCGGTGATAAGATCGCCACCCGCAACTGCTATACTGTTTGGGATAAACATCGAGTCAATCGGCCCCTCAAACACATAGATCCGATAAGTTTCGTCAACTGTATCAAGTCCGTAGATTTTAGGGATGTTATCGTTAAGGATAATCGTGATATACTTAACGTCGGACTTTTTCCTAAGAGATCTGCCTTGATATGCGTGAACGTTCTTATCTTTATCAAAGAAAGGAATAAGCAAACGAACTTCATCGTTTACCAGATTACTCTCTTCAAACTTGTTAGGGATAAGGTTGTTAGTGAACCGCATAAAGTTTGGACACGCAAACATCCTAGAGTGATAGAAGTTAGGGATCTTTCTAGCATCAATAAACTTCTTTACTGGATCATTAGGCGAAAGCTGACTAACTTTCTTCAAACCCTTTAGTGGCCCAGACTTTAAAAACACAGGGGTCTTCATCTTTTCGATGAATTCCTGGTAGTCATCTTGTTCAGGAGTTCGCGAATCTTTAAGCTTCTCCATCTGCATTTCATTATAGAGATTCTGATCTACCGTTTTGATCAGTTTCTCCACAGACATGCTGATACCACAGTTGTGACAATGGTATGATAGATTACCCTTAATCTCATAGATATAACCCCGAGCCTTATTCTTATTGGTCTCGGAGTCATTACAGATAGGACATCTAAAGTTGTAAAGCTTTGGCCCCTTACGTTTAAACTTCTCCAACCTCGGACCAAGGAAGGAGATATATTTGGTCAACAACCAGCTAGACATATTACCTCATCATTTCAACAATATGATTATACTGTATATTTTGACACAAGTCAAGCGTTAAATTTCTGTCGCTTGAATATTAGCAATATCGTCATTAGCACCATCGTCGACTACGAGGTACTTTGCTTCCTTACTGATCTTAGCTTCGGCGCCAAGAAGTTTTCTGGCCTTGTAAAGTCTTTTATTAATATTTGAGATTGTTTTTTGGGTTGGTCCATCATTGTAACCTTCTTGTAGGTCAATGAGGGCGGCGTCTAAGTTCGAATCAACCCCGTAATCAATATGATATTTGATTAACTCGCCTTTTTCATCTAGCTCTTGTTCAAGCTTTAGCGTTGGAAATAGTAACTCTCTAATTTCTTCAAGCTTTTTTTCTGCCGATGTCTTTGTTTTCTTCCGAATAATCCAAGGAAACTTTAGCATTTGTATCACTTTCTTTCATAGCATCATTGCGTTTAATAATACGCTTCACAGCAGCGATCTGTTTTTCAATTTCTCGACAGGATTTATGTGTCATTTTTTCTTCCTGCCCATATTATACTTAAACTCAAGCTTCCATTCTTCTTTTTCTTTATGATTAATTATCTTAATCTGGCTTATTGAAGCTAATGGTTCTTTAATCTTTTGTTGTTCTACAACTCTAATTAATCCCCAGTCTTGAAGTAATTCAATTATTTTATTTCTTCGACCTTTATCTTCTTCAGTAAAGTTAGAAGGTTTACCATCAATAGCAAACATCTCTTTAAAGTGGACGATATAGTATCTACCTTGTTTATGGAAAATATGACAAGATTGAAATAGAGTTTTTTCTTTTCTAGAAGCCACGCCAATACGCGTCAGTGTTTCTTTAATTTTAAGAAAATCTTCTTCTTCACCGATTTTCACCTCAACAAGTTTTTCTAATAATTCATTCATTTAGTTCCACCTTTTTCAAGTCTTTTTCTTATAATTTCAAGATGCTGTTCGGACAAAACGCTAAGGACTTCCTTTGCTTTTGTCTGATTATATTTATAAAAATCTTGAATTAGGAGGATTTTATCTTGTTCTTCTTTTAGTTTCTTTTCGAGGCGCTTATCTTCTTCAGTTTTCTTTTTACCATAACGCTTTGCTTTACGCACACTATGGAATAGATACGCATATTGCATATCATCGCGCAAATGATAGTTCATGTTCATTATGTTTGAGTAAAACAAAGTGTCCATATGATTAGAAAGAGAACTGTTAGTTCTCCAAGCCTCGTACCTAAACTCTTGTTCTTCAGCGATTAGGATTTCTTTACCTGTATTGATGTTGTTTTCGTAACACCAATCATAGACTGACTTCTTTGTTTTTTCGAGCTCAATCTCAATTTCTCTAGGTTTACCAGTTACATCTAAGAAAGTCATTATTCACCAAACTTAGCTGAAAGAATTGTTTGAATACGCATTACGTCAAGCACAATGTCATGTCTAGGATCATGCTTTACGTACAGTCCCTCCGCCTCTGACGGAATAAAGTCATCTTTGAGTTTATGACCATAAGTCAATCCCATAATAAAGCTCTTTGTGTCGCGGATAGTCCACCAAGGATATGGAATAATAGCTTCTGTTTTGCGACAGATACCATGAAAGATCACAGGATCAAACGTATTGTTTCTAGTAAAAACATATTTTATTTCGTGCTGCGTAGTCAGGCTTTTGATTAGCGGCTGAATCTCAGTAATAGAAACGTCCAATTTGGACGGTTTTAATTCTTTTACAGCAGCCGCACCCTGCTCTTTCCACCAATTGAGCGTCTTCATTTCAATCTCACGATCAAACTTCTCAATTTGTTCAGCAACGTTAAACTTCATATAACGAGTTGCGTCGAGCAATGTTTCGTAGTCATATCCCTTGCTTTCGGCAATATCAAGGTCAAACACCATTACTGCTAGAGAAATAACTGCTGCTTTCTCGGGATTCTGTGAAAGCGTTTCAAAATCATAAATTAGAGCTTTGTTCATTTGAAATCCATTTCAATCATAAGTTCAGCAAGATACGCGGCGAAGTTAATTTCAGGATTTGCAGAGAATGCATTCTGATATTGATACTTCGCAGTGGTCACAACCAATAGAGGAATAGAACGCGGTTCAAAGTATTCTGATGCTGAATCGTAGAAATCATTATAGAGAACGTTCACATCAGTGTCAAGATTACTCTTAACCCATTTACGAACTTCAGTATAGTTCTTATCCTTCATCAAAGTAATAAGTTCGCGGATACTGGTTTGCTGAAGATTAGAAAGAATACCTGTATCGACTTTGCCTGTGGCGGAATAACGCTGAAGCTCATTAAGAACTCGACGCCAATCAGGGAAGTGTTTTTGAATTACTTCTGCAACAACAGATTTGTCGTATTCTATTTTTTCCGATTCTAGAATATTTGTTACGCGCTTTAGGAATTGAACAGCAAGCTTGGCCATATCTTTTTTGCCAATCTTAAAGTCGATAACTGAGCAACGAGAATGCAACGGATCAATGATACGATTCTTGAAGTTACAAGTAAGGATGAATCCACAGTTTCGTGAAAACTCTTCCATAAAGTTACGAAGGGCTGGTTGAGTAGAATTTGCGTTTAGATAATCAGCCTCATCGAGAATCACATATTTGCGACCGCCCGAAAGAGAGACCGATGAAGCAAAGTTCAGAATCTCATTACGAAGCGTGTCAATGTTACCATTCATAGATCCGTTGATTACGATATAATCACACTCGAGTTCTTCAAGCATGGCTCGAGCCACCGTTGTTTTACCAACGCCAGCCGTTCCTGAAAGAATAAGATTAGGGATATTTTTCTGGTCAACAAATTGCTGAAAAACTTGTTTCAGCTCAGTAGGAAGAATAGTTTGTTCAATAGTTTTTGGGCGAAACCGCTCTGTCCATAAAAACTCTTCATTCATTTAATTTTCTCCATTATATAAATAAGTGTAGATCGCGGGACTGCCATCCCCACCTACTCTAGCGTAACGTAAGGAAACACCAGCTATGATTATATACAAAATTACCAATAAAGTAAACAATAACTTTTATATCGGTAAAACAACTAAGTCCGCCGCCGAAAGATTCAACCGCCATTTTTACAACCACAAATCAGGTCAAACATATTTATACAAAGCAATGCGTAAATATGGTTTTCATAACTTTCAAATAGAAGTTCTTGAACAAACAGAACTTCTGAACGAAAGAGAGGTGTATTGGATTGAAACGTTAAACCCTCAGTATAATATGACAGTAGGCGGAGATGGCGGCGACACTTCTAATTCTCCTAACTTTATAAAAAGTATTAAAAACAGGCCCGCCCCAAAACCAACTTATGGTATGTTAGGGAAAAAACAATCCCAAAAATTCGTCGAGTCAATTCAAGCCTCAAACAGATGTCCAGTCGTTTGTGAAGGAAAAGAATACGTTTCTGTAGGCGAAGCCCAAAAAGCGTATCCAGGTATTTCTATCCGCAAACGACTGGACAATGTAAAGTATCCGAATTTTTATAGATTAAGAAAAAAAACTCTTAGAAACTAGAGTTTTGCTCAACCGCGATCCAGTATTCAGCTTGAGGGCCAGAGAAGTGAGACATACCTCTGGAACTGATGCTTACCTCGTAGGTGTCAGGGATGATCTTAATATTTTCATACTTAAAGATCGCTTTGAAAGCTTTATTACTTTCGCCAATCTCAACAGAATAAACGTCACCGCTTGGATTCTTGCTATCAATAGCCTTTAGATAAATCTTACCTGATTCACCAATAACAGCAATCTCTGGAAGTTCAAGAACGCCAGCTGCGGATTCAACTTCTTTAAGATGCGCGTTAGTCAACGTAAAGCTTGCGTCAATCGAAGGAAGAACAAGTTCTTTTTCGGGAGCCTTGGCTTTATTAAGGGTGGATTCGTCCGCATATACGTAGTTGGTCGAACGACCAGCTTCGTAAATCTCCACAGAATTTTCGCCAAACTTCAGGACAGGATCTTTGTAAAGGCTGATTGTCGAAATAAAACGACTCAAGTTATCGATAGCAAAACGCTTGCTGAACTCAGGGTCAACCTTTGCC